GGATTAGAAGTGGCAGTTTGCATATTACCAGCTTTAGTTTGATATGTAGTATGCTTTAAATAATTATGCCCTGCTTTTTGCATTGGTGCTGCTTTTGCACCCATAACATCTCTTAAATGATTAATTACATGTTCAATATGTTGTGGGTTTTTTCTTCCTAATCTCATTCTAGCATTTATTTCTCTTGCATGTTTTTTTGCAGTATCGGCCAGTGCATCCTTATTCATTTGTCTAATATTTGCTTGTGCTTTTGGATTTGCTTTAGCCCATTCTTTTCTTTTAGTTTTATTAGATTGATTTTTTAATTCCGGATATGCGGCTAAAACCTTATCCTTGTGTTTCTGTGATAAAGGTATTGTTTTTCTACCGCTTGATTGTTTACCAAGACTTGATGCTGGAACCTTAAGTGTATTATCAGAAACTTTTAAACTAATTCCATGATGTGTTTCCTTACCACCTTTATGCGTGGTAACAATAATATCTGATGCATCGTCTTTTTGTTTTTCAACTTTGACACCAGTAACTCTTTCAACATCACCATCTTTTGACGACCAATGTACATGTTTAATTTTATGACCACCAGTTTCAATTTGTCTTTTTAAATCTGCTGCAGCTGCCTTGGCTTTTGCATGTGATGCATCAACAAGTTTTTGACCACCGTGTAATTTAGCCATGTTTGTATATCTTGCATGAGCATCTTTTGCAGATTCACCAGGTCTACCTTTTGGGTCTTTTATGTGCTTTGAATTATTAAGATAATATCCAGTAAGCAATTCATGAAACTTACCTTTTTCATCATTACCCCAAGCCTCGGTAAAAAAGATATTAAAACTTAACATTGTGACCTCAAATGGTTTTTATATTTTCATTATACACTATTTATACAAACTTGTAAACAAAAAAAGGCGGCTTTTTGCCGCCTTTCCTTACTGGGAGTGTAGGTTATTTTTTATTCTTTTCTTTCTCGCGTTCACGATCATTGTATTGCTTGATTGCATACTGTCTTTGTTTTTCACGATTCTCTGGATATAGGTGTTCGAACCCTTTCATGTTCCAACTTTTTGCCCAAGCGGCAGTTTGATCAATGCTGTGTGCTTTCATTTCATTTCTCTATACCGTTTCACCAATTTTTTACACTCATCTGGATTTTCAACCATTTGTTTGCGAATAGCTTCAAGTCGACTGAGGCGTTTACGTTCTGCTTTTCTAAGCTTTACATTACCGGACAATGTTGAAATTTGGGACATTACTACATCAAGACCCATTGACATGGCCTTAATATCGCGTTCAATACTACGTTCAATACTCACTGGTTATTCTCCATCATCATAAGCATTATCACAATGCCAATTGCTAAACCTAATATTACGGGAGAATTAGCAGCTGCAGCTGCCGCTGCGCCTATTACCGCTAATCCGTAAAATTTTAACATTATGCTGCCTCCGCATATTCAATTGCAGTTTGTAGTGCATCACGTTTCCGAAGTTGGTTACCGCCGAACCATGATGAATAAAGACGATTATCTGCATTACGACCTTGAACGTGATCGGTAATATAAGTTACCGAGTTAAAGGCTTGCCACCAGCTACCACGAGCATATTCAGCACCTGGTTGAGTATCCAATGCTTCATATGCTAATTTTGCATTACGTGACAATGTTTCGGCAGACAATTCTTTATTCTGGACACGTTTATCAGATGTCCGTGGGAATACCGTATTAAGGTATTCAATGTATGATTCTTCGGTAAACCTTTTATTACCAAGGAATTTAGCCATTTCACCATACACACCCATCTTTTCACGAGCAATACCAAGAGCAGTTTTTACTGTATGAGGATCAAACTCTACACGGTGACCAACACGAACAGATTGTTCTGTTTTTTGATCTAGTGAAAGTGTCAAGGTATTATTACACACCACACGAATTGGTGTAAACCGAATGTCGATCGTTTTACCATATTGATGTGGGTTAGAGAAAAGCAGATATGAATCTACTTGGTCACCCTTAAAAAATTCCATAGGATTATTGATCTTGGCCAAAGCCCAGACCATTTGACCATCCTTAAGTGAACCAGCGGTATGCATTTCCATATCACCAGCCATAACATATTCTTGGAAAAATTCAAAGGCCTGTTCGTTTTGTACAGGTTTCCAGTTTTCACCAACTGTTGTTAGGATACGACCATCTGTTTCACGTACCAAAGCCTTTTGGCCAGTAGTTTGTTTTTTACCATTATATTCAATAAATGTTTCTACTTCTTGGACATTCCAATTAAGTCCGGCTTTTTCCATCATCTGTGATGGTGTCAGATCATTTGATACAGGTACTCCTAACCCATGCCATGGAACTGCACCTGCGTAAGCCATTGTTTCTACCATATGTGCCATAATATAAACCTCTTTTCACATTTTGATTTTATAATATATTATAAACTATTTTTAATTAAATGTAAACCCCTAAAATGCATTTAATTTAAAAAAAATCATCTAAGGTATTTTTTTCTATTTTCCATATTATACTTGGTGCCATTCTATATCTTTTTGCAATAAGTTCTAGTCTGTAATGACTTACTGCATTTTTCACCATTTCAGGATATTTACCTAAATATGTGCCGGCACCCAAATCGTCTTTACTGATAAGTTCCTTATGTGGGTGCTTTAAAGAATCATAATTATGCAAAATATATTTTGCTAGCATATCAAATTCTGTATCAGTAATCAAAGGATCGTCTTGTTCATAATATGCATATGCAGACATTAAATATCTAGCAATTGGGTTCTTCACAGATTCTTTCCTCTATAGCTTTAATGTGTTTACATTTACGAAAAGCAATACAAGTACAATCAAAACCTGAATCATACATACCGACAAGATATTGATTACCTTTACTGCCTTCAACCGGCCATTGGATACCAACAAATGGGTGCCCGTTTGTTTCTATGATTTCTGATTTATGTGCCATCAGATAAACATCAAGATTGGAAGTGATGCCATGGTAAACATAAAAATAATTCCAAGTATGATTTGTCCAAACATTTTTTATCTCCTCTTTGATTTTATAATTATATTATATACCAAAAAGAAACGTTTGTAAACAAAAAAATGAAATAATTTTAACTTTTTTTCTTGCCGTAATACCAGTCTGCTACATTAAAATCTAAAGCACCACCAAATGAGATAACACAGGCCTGTTCGACCTCTGGATTAAATTCAACAAGTGAATACATATTTTCATTTGGATTATAGAACAAAATTACCGGTTTTTCTGCAATATTGAAACCACCGCTTCCGTTATCATATGCAACTCTTGCCATTGCTGCAAGTAATGGTTTCTGATTATCTCGTTCTAGAAGAGTTTCTACTTCTGTTTGACCACCACACTGTACAGGCTTAGCCATCCATGTTGGTTCGGCAAATACAGATGTTGCCCACAACATGATAAACATTATAAGAAAATATTTCATGACACCCTCCTTCGGGTAGGTTGCCGGATTCTGTTTCGAGGCTCCGGCGGGCCCAGAGATTATGCCGCTAGGCGCATCTCAGGAGCAAAGTTATCGTTTGCATTTACTTTTATGATTCTCCACTGCCTTCACGTATCTGTCGATCCTAGTTCGCCCCCAGCATAAGCACTTCAAGTAATGCACCAAATAAAATTGCTACCAATCCAAATTCTACAAATCTCAACAATAGATAGGTTACTACATCTGCCATTTTTTACTCCAAGTGTTTATGGTGGAGGCGCCGGGTACCGCCCCCGGGTCCAGTCTACATCCATCCAGTTTCACTGAATCAATATTATTTATATTATAATAAAAAAAGATGTAGATGTAAACAGTTATTTTTATAAATAATTACAAATAGAGACTAGTCATAACACAGAGAGAGGAGTGTTCATGATGAAACGGCTTTTTATTATGCTGGTGGCGGTGCTTGCATCGAGCATTGCGTCGGCAGAAACTATTACTACTGAGTCAACGACAGACTCAAATATTACAACTAATGGTAACATGACCACTACGGTCAAGTCACCGCCACCCTCGGCCATCTCACCACAGTTTAGTGCAGGTACTAATTCAGACCTTTGTACTATCGGTGTTGCAGGTGCAGTCCAAACACAAATTTTAGGTATATCAGCTGGAATGACATTCACAGAAGAGAACTGTGTTCGATTAAAGAATGCAAAGACTCTTTATGATATGGGTATGAAAGTTGCTGCTGTATCAACTATGTGTCAAGATGAAAAAGTTTTTGATGCTATGATGATGGCGGGTACTCCATGTCCGTATGATGGAAAGATCGGTATGGAAGCTAAAATTGGTTGGGAATCACACGAAGAAACACTTAGAGTAAAGCATGGTGCTGAGGAGAAAACAGATGCTAAGAAGACTGCTACTTTTGGTGGCATGGGTCTTTTGGCCTTCCTATTGCTTCTCTGAGAGCATAGTTCCCTACTACGGTACCACGGGTAACGCCGCGGCTGATAATGCGTTGCGCTGGTCTATGGGTAATGTCTTACCCGAACCGCCTGGCGTTTCAGTGAATGGTGTGATCTATAGCTATACACCAGAAAAAATAACTGAAGATGATTTTAAAGTTACAGTTGGCAATGAAAGAATTGGTGGTGGTGATATCTGGTCTGATACACAAGATTGGTCAGGCAAACCCGGTGGTATCGAGGTGCGAAGAGTTATTGGTTTACCAAATGTACCAAAGGAGTTATGGGGTGATGGTTATATCGAGACAGAAGGAACTGGTACTGTTAATGACGCAACTGTAATTTACAGTTACAAAGTAAATCCATGTTTTGATCCACAATTTGATCCTAACTGCCCTGGATATAAAACGCCGGTACCACCAGTTGTAGAAGTGACTATTGATCTTTATGATGCTACAAAGGATGATAATGTAAAATTAAGTTCAGAAGAACAAGTCCTGATTGAAGCAAATGAAGAGCAATTAGATAAGGAAAAAGAGGAAGAAGAAAAAGAAGCCGAAGAAAAACTCAGGAAATATAGACTTGAAAGAGCAATGAGTGCATCAGATGCTTCGGCTATCTTTGCAGAAAATATAAGAATTCAACAAATGAATGCAGTTGCACAATTGGCGGTAAATGCTCAATATTTGGGTGCAACTATTCCAGGAGGAGTTTATAAAGAAACTGTTGTCCTTAAGGATGCAAAAATTGATGACAACAAAAAAGGGCTAAGGAATGGCTTAGCACAACAACTACTGCATGAAGAAATGGTTCAATCGCAGTATCAATAAAGAGGAGAACGTATGTTCAAAAAAGCAATCATAGTAGGAGCATTAGGTTTATTGCCTATGAGTGCATATGCACTTGATGCTCCAATTACTGGAAGTGTTCAGTCAAGATGTATTATTACGACCGACACTCCAGGCGTGTATGGAAACCCAAATGCATATACGCTCACAACAGCTGCAGCAGATGGTGGTGTAACTCCTATCGTAAGATTTGATGTTACTCTTGCCGATGCATATTACGCACAAATCACTCATCCAACTTCGTTTACTTCAAGTCCATCAATCACTGATACTGTAACATGGACTGGATCAACCGAAGTAAGTGCTGTGTCAGATGCTACAAACATGGGATCATATGAGTCAGGTAAAGTTACATTCGGCCAGACAACTCAGTATGACCTCACGGCAACTGGTTCGACTTGGTTTAAAACCAATTCATCAGCTACAATGGGTGGTAACAAAGCATTCCCTGGCGGTAACTATACCGCTACTGTGGAAGCGCTTTGTGTAGCTCAGTAAGATGAAGAAGTATCTTATTGGATTGATCTTTATGTTGGTGTCATCAGTGGGGTTTGCTCATGAAATGACACCAACATATCCCGTGCTGAAACCATCCTATATGGATGGACTTCTTGTGACTACAATGGAGATATTCAATAAGAGACAGGATATTGAATATTATGAAATTGCAGTCTTTGATAAGGACTGGAATCCAATACCATTTGTATCATCATATAAAGTCTTTAAACTCGAGTATCAAAAGAGAATATCATTTGACATATATCTTCGTGAAAAAGACAAAGATGCCGCAGTTTATGTTTGCACAAGATCAAAAGCACTTAAAAAGAATGTGTCTAATACGAATGTAGTGTCTACCATATGTTCCAAATTTAAGAGAAAATAATGAAAAAACTACTTTTCATATTCATGATTCTATTCTCATCTGCTGCAATGGCAGAGAATAGTTCTCTTAATTTGGCATTACCCGGCACAAGTTCTGCCTATGGTCAAGATTCTTTCCGGGCTGGAGAGCTTGACTGTAAAAATTCAATCGGAGGTGGAACAAACTTCGAATTTGGTGTAACGGGTATTATTGATAACTATTCTAGCCCATTTAGTAGTAATAGAAGTTCCGGAGATTCCTCAAAGGATATTGGTGTATATGCGAGAGTCACCATACCTTTAGATGGACCTACGGAGAGAGTCAACTGTAACACTCTTTATCAACTTGAGTTAAAGAAGAAAAGACTTGAAGTTGAAAAATTAGAGCGAGAACTGGAGAAACTAAGAGCGTTACAAGCAACAGAATAAAACTGAGAGAGGAGCAACTCAATGTTTACAAGACTAGATAAAATCTGGTTTGGAATGTGTGGCATGTTTGTCGCAGCATGCATGATATGGGTCACGTATATCTATTTTGAATATCGTGTAGACGGTATGGCAAGAGCAGATTATCGCGATATACCAACGTGGACTTGGAAACCAGTCATCAATAAAATAAATGGAGACCAAAATGGCTAAAGATCTTGGTCAGGGTCTCGAAGATATGGAACAAGGTATTGAGGATCTGAAAAATAAAGAGTTTCGGATTCTTGGTATCAAAGTCACTTTCATGTCTGTCAGTGCATTAGTCGCAGTACTTGGTTCTGTGATTGGTGCACTATATGGTGGTTTTCTTATGTATCAAAAAGTCGAGGAAGTGGCAGGACTCGATGTCGGTGCATTCGAACAACGTATGGAAATTATTGAAACAAAACTTGAAGAGGCTGTCGACTATACGCGAGATATTAAAGGCAGCCTTAAGGACGACATACTTGGAATTGAAAAACAGGTAGATCGTATGGAAGATAAACTTCGTAATCAAGAAGAAGAAACACGTACGATAATTAAAAATGCTGAAGAACGTTTTGAGAATAAACGTGATCGACTTCAAAATGATTACGATGAAAAAGCAAATCGACTTCAAGAATCCAATCAGAGTAGAATGGATGATCTTGAAGCAAAAGTAGAAAGAGATCTGAAAAGTCTAGAAGACGGACTGAATAAGAAGTTACAGAGAGCCCTCGACAATCCTCTCGCTAACTAACCGAGGGCTCTCGCAAGACCGCTGAGGCGGTCTCTAGGGTAGGGGTGGTTTCGGCCATCCCTACTCATCCTTGCTGGAAGTGTCATGGATATAGAGCTGTATAAGTGCATAGTGCAAGACCTTCATGAGATCCTTCCGAGCATCTTCGACGGATCCTTTTTTACCGTATCGTTGTGCATATTTCAAGACATTTCCAATACAGAAACCAGTACCATGTCCACCATCGATAATAAACTCAGTGGCTTGAAACTTATCTTTCGAATAATGTGATTGATAAGTTGAGTCAATATAGTCCTGAAACTCTTCAATCAATTCACGTTCATTGAATTTATAATTAGGTTCTTCAAATTCTTCTGTTTTATAATTAAAAATCATGGCATCTCCCATCTATAAAAAATATGATCAGCAATTCTAAGTGTTTTGGTTTTTGATTCACTCCAATCAGGCCTTACGTAGGTAGCATGATAATGAGTGGCCCCATTTGTAAAGTCTCTAAGCTCTCCGAAATAGATCTTATAAGCAATGGAAATAGCAAACTGATAGACATCACGGTCATGATTAGGAATATCATCAGACTTGCCATCACAATACCAACTGAATTGACACCGATGGCGAATCGGGTATTCCATGTTTGGATCTTTCCAAGATTTTCTTGTAGGTCCCTGTTCAATAACCTCACAATATGAATGAGGAAAACGCACATCCATGACACGATTACGAGTGACAAGAGCGACACCAATCATTCCTTTCGCTGGTTGATTACGAGCTTCCCAGTAAATATTCTGCGCAATACAGGCGATCTCTTCCTCAGGCTCATGCCACGTATGACCAAAGGCAGACTTGCCTGTAATAA